TTTCCACCGCCTGCTGCGACTGTTGATGTCGCGTTTGTTGGCACAGTTATGGTGTAAGTGTTAGGTGTTAAGACTGTTATTTGATAGCCGTAGTAATCATTGATTTCATCTGCTGGAATACCACCAATCGCAGCAGCTCCGCTGATCGCCACCCAATCTCCAGTCAATGCGCCATGCGCTTCGTCTGTGATTGTAATGACTGCGCTTCCAGATGTCGTTGCCAGTGGGTTTATAAGAGCCTGAGTGACAGCAGAGCCATCTGCGTGTGTATCGGCAGAAGTGCCGTTTGTGCCTCTTGTGCAGCCTGTCAGGGTGAGTGTGCTAATCCCTGTATAAGTAATAATCTCTCTATCAATTAAAACAGCTCCAGTGGCCGTTAATCCAGTAACGCTTGCCAGATCGATTTCTGTTTCTGTGGCATCCAATGCTTCTGTTGTAGTGGTTGCAGTGTTTGACACGTCACGCAATGGCGTAATGTCATACAAAGATCCGTTCTCAAGAATAAACAGGTGATTGTGTGTGCCAATCGCCATGTAATCTTCGCCGTTGGTAATTGCTCTCCAGAACGCTGTCTTTCTAGCAATACCTATTAATGGCACATTGGTTTGAGTAATTGTGCCGTTAGGATCTAACCCAGCCATGCCTTCGTTTTGCCACCCGCCGATCTTAGTGGGGTATCCATTGCGAAAGCGAACTAAATTTCCATCAACCCAGAATGGGCCATTTTTACCAGCAGCATATTCTGTAATGTCTTTGACAATACCGGGGTCATATTTAAGAAGCTGTAAAGGCATTTATTACTTCACCCATTCATATACTTTTTTAGTTTCTTTTATACGATGATCTAAACCTGTATAGCCGCCGTTAATTTTGCGTGTCAGACGCTTGATTGCATCATCATTAACACCTTCATCACAGATTTTCCATAGATTGTTTTTTTTGAAAAACCAGATGGCTGTATCCATTGCATAATCTTCTTCAAGGAGTGATGGATTGTTCAAAACATCTGGAACACGCATATCTGACGCAAACGATCTGACGTTGTTATACCCAGTCAATTGTAAAAATCCGCGCCCTATATACAGACTGGCTTTTTCTTTTGTATCATTGCCAAGTTTATATTTTTTTCCACGATTTTCATCTAAGTACACGTTCTCAGCTAGAGCCTTGGGGTTTCTAGCATATGGCTTTGTGCTTTCTTCAGTTGGAAAACGATGTGGCCATACGGTCATCATAGATTCAGAACTATAGTTTAGATTTTCACGCACATATCGAAACGTACCACTTTCATGGATGACTTGACCTAAAAGGTGCGCTCCGCGCTCTGGTGACAGGTCATAATACTTTACAATTCCACGCGCTGTGTTTGGACCAAATGCTCCATCTGGTGAACATCCACATTTTTTTTGTAGAATTTTTAGTGCGTTGCTCATGTTACTTCCTCTTAAAAAAGGCTTGCGCCCCGCGCACACCGAAACTCGCTGAAATTGCAATTCCAAGGCTGTAAAAATACCAGTCTGGCGCCTTGGAAAGCTGCGCAAAACCACGGTCAACCCAACCTTCAGCACCCGGAATCCAACATAAAATCAATGGGATAGACAAGATTACTACGAACCACTCATCCTTCCAGCTTGATTTTGCGCCCTCCGCCATAATGCGCTCCCAGTCGGCAACGCTTGTCTTTTCAGACAAAAGTATTTGGGCCTTCGCCTTGGCCTCAGTGAGCTTTAGCTCCGCAGCGGCAGCGTTCTTATCAGCCTTACCCTGTAGCCACGATCCAGCAAGATTGGCTATCGGCCCTAATGCAGCGGTGAAGATACTCATTTCTCAGACCCCAGCCAAACGGCTATCGTTCCTGTCATGGCTCCGCTGACCACTGAAATCATTGCAGATTGTTGCGTGGATAATGAGTCAAGACTCATCCCCCAATTTATTACCTTGATGTACATCACCATCATGACGAACATCATAATGCGGGGCATGAGCTTGTATTGCAGAATCTTTTCAAAGGTATTTGCCATGTTACACCTCTATGTTTAACTTCGTTCCTTGCGGCCTGTCCGCATTAGTCTTGCGCCCAAACCTATCATAACTTTCCTGTAAGTCCAATCTTTGCTTTACAAGGCCCTCTAAATGCGCGTGATTAGCCCTATGTTCTTTTTCTACACGTTGCTCCGCTAAATGCGTCTCTATACGCTCACGCGCCCTCGTTTGCGCGTGTATGTCGCTTCCCACATTAAACGGCGCGTTGCCTATTCCAGATACACCATCAGCCATTAGCCATTAGCCAGTTTATCCACGCCCCAGATCATTGCCGCAGTTCCCCCCAAGAAAAGTATAACTCCTATCGCCAATGAAATACCCCAGAACAATCTATCCCTAGCAGCAGCTTGGGCTTCCAAGGCTTGTTTCTGGCGTTTTCTTGCTTCTGCCTGTTCACGCACAACCAAGTCCCACATGCCTGGGGGACCATATAAACGGCAATGGCTGCGAAGCGTCTCCATAGCTTCTTTGTGCGCCATCTTAGCTTGCGCTATAGCAAAGCCTTCCTCTTCACTAGAAGTAAGTCTTCCAAGTGGCCCCTTGTGCTTGCCCGATTCTGCAACAGCTATGTCGGCTTCTAATTTTGCCAACTTCCCAAAATGCGGCAGAATAGAGTTCATATCCTTGCCCGCTTGAATAGCGCCACTTATACCGCCAGCTATCTTAGTGACAGCCCCAGCCAATGCTAAAACTTCTATCATGTGACTTTACCCACTCTGGCTACAGAAGGACACCGATAGTCATACGGTATCCGCACAATGTACGGGTAATGATAGTAAAAATGAGATAGTTCCCTTGGACAACGGTACACACACGCCTTGTGCATGTCTCCGCCCGACATCCCCACCAACACTGCGGTGAGAGCGCACAACACTAGAACTCTCCGACAAACCTCTGTGGTCGGGCTATCGGACTAAACCGCTTGTTAACCATACCGCCAGAAGAATATTTACTTTTACCCGCTTTGCTCAACGCAATAGCAACCGCTTGATCTTGCGGTTTTCCAGCAGCCATTTCTGTCTTGATGTTCTGGCTGATAACACCCTGTGATTTACCCTCCTTGAGAGGCATTTCTTTGCTCCACAGCTTGACGTTGCACATCTATGCGCTCGCGGTTCACATCAGTCCGATCATCCGCAATCTGCTCCTGCAACTCTAATCGAGCCGCGTCCGTTACCGCCCGCTGCTCAACCTTCATTCCTTCCAGTTCCAATTTGGCTTGATCAATCGCCGCCTTGTGATTGGCTTCCATCTCCTTGATCGAAAGCTCCTTCATGCGAATATCCACTAAAGGATCTTCGTTGCCTTCATCCGCGCCCTTGTACGTCATCAACGGCGTTATTTCCTTAATCAACTCAGCCTCAACCTGAGCAACTCGTGCCTCAACCTGATCAGGTTCAAACTGCGTCTGCAACTGGGCCGGAGCCTGTTGTTGTGCCTGCATCATCATTTGCTGCGCCGACGCAGGATCTAATGCCCCCGTCTGAACTAACAACTGAATCTGTTGCATCTGCTCCTGCTGAGACTGCTGGTTCATACCCTGCTCCTCGTTCAGAGCCGCTATCTCCGCATCAACCATTTCACGAGCCTTCATACTCACATGCTGCAAGATATGCGCAAACAACGATGCCAACACAGGCGGAGCGTTCTGCAAAACAGATAACTCAAGCAAAGCCAAGTGAGACTGAATATGCGCGTCATGATCCTGTTGCGGAAACGGCTGTGGTTTCTGACCATTGATTATCAACCCGTTCTCTACCGCCGGATCCGCTGGCTGCGGAGGAGGTGGAGGTGGAGGCAGAATCTCGTCTATGTTCTGCACCTCTAACGCTTGATACATTCTGCGATACGCCGCATGCAGATTGTGCATCTGCGGATTGGATTGCGCCAACTGAAGTTGGGTCTGAGCCAGCGTAACCCGTTGCGACATTGAGAATATATTCGGATCTGAGACTGGGAGGACATCTATCCGAGCGTCAAAGTCTTGCGCCTTAACCTGAGAAGGTGCACCCGCCACCTCGTAGGGGTACTCCGGAGGCAGGTTTTCCGCGAAGATACGCGCCAGCAGTCTAAATTCTGCCTTCTGCGCGTAGTGCAGCCGTTTGTGAATGGCCGACATAACCTTCATTCCACGCTCCAACATGGCAACCGTAGTTCCCACAGGCGTTTCCTGATTCATGTCCGACATCTGCTGATCAGCTAACGCAACAAACCTACGTCCATCACTAACCAGTCCACCAAGCATTTGTGCCAACGTCGCTGACGGCTCCTTGTAGGGCAGAGGCACAATAGCGTCTCTGATGCTCCCACCTGGGGCGTCAATGTCCCTAAACTCTCCGGGCTGTAACGGCTCATCATCGTTGCGTACACGCACTCCACGGGCCTTAAATCCAGCGGGAAGGTTGGCTAACGTACCAGCGTCGATCAACTGACGCAGCAAACTCGTAGCTGCGCGGCCTAAACCACCAATCATATGCACCAGACCAAAGCCGTAAAAGCCTAGACCCGGAGTAAATTTGTAGTGAACAAAGTATTGGCGCTTGCGCTTAACTAAGTCTTCCATCGCATAGTTGCGGCGGATCGCCAAGATTTCTCCAGACGTATCGTCTATCGTAACAATATACGGAAGCTTAATACCAGTAGGCTCACCAGTCATAGGATCCGTATCTTCGAACCCCTCGATGTCCAGATCAGCATGCATTTCCAGAATTGTCAGAACATCATCGCTGTAGTTCTTAGACAAACCCTCAAGCTCGTTGACCTTCTGACGAACAGAATCTTCCTCCATGTCCGAAGAACCCTGCAAGTCCACATCACGGTACATTCCCGCAACCTGCATCTTACGAACATCGTTCTCGTCCATGCGTAAAACATGCGTCACACGAGTCGCAGTCATCAAATCAGACGCCGAATACGGTACGACCAAATCCTGCGCCGGAATAAACTTAGACACCGCCCGCTGTCTGGTCGGATCAAAGTAAACCTTCTTAAAGGTAGAACCACTCAACGGGAGATAATACAGCAGCTGATCCATATCCGGATCGTACTCTTCCATCACCTCAGTAATCTGGTAGTTCATAAAATCTTTAACACGCGTAGCCTGCTGCTCACGCTCGGGAGTCTTGGCTCCAAGCACACCTGTGCGAACCGGACCACCAGAAGGCAGTAACTCTTTATACGCCTGCGCCTGAAACTGCGTAACACTCTCAGCAACCATCGGATGCGTAATACCACTCGCGCCTTCAAACGGAGTCGTCCGCTCCTCAGTCTTCAAACCAAGTAGGTCAAGCCCTTTGACATAAGTATCTTCCCATTCAGATCTGGAATCCAAATCCTCTTCGTACAAAGCCCTCAAGTCACTCGACAACTCTCCCAGAGTCCCGTCATCCAAGAAATCAGCAAGGTTTGCGTC